TTCATTGTAGGTAGCGATGTCGAAAATGAAAACCAAGTTGCTGACATGTTTTATGACCAAGTAACTGATAAAGTATACTTAAGAGTTAAGGCAAAGTCTGGCGTACAGATAATTAACCCTGAAGAAATTGTTGAATTTACATTAGTATAATTCAACCTAACAATAACAAAAATGGGGCTAAGTGTTTTAGCCCCAACATTATAAACTTTAAAAACAAATGGCATGCATAGATAAACTTAGTGGTGATATTGAATTTAACTGCGATGACAAGCCCAAAAGAGGCATAAAAGGCGGTAAAGCGGTGATAATCAACTACGAAGATGTTGATTTTGGTGCATCAACCGTGAGTGGCGCAACCGTTAGCAATTTAGCCTTGAAATCTGGTGCAACTGGTTACCAACTTTCTTGGTATAAAGAACTTGGTTCTGCTTCTGTAGAATATACACCAAATGCTGAAGATTTTGACGGCTTTACACACTCATTTCTTGCCCGATTAACCACTACTTCTGCAACAAACGCAGAAAGAGCAAACGAACTAAAAGCAGGGCGTTTTGTGGTAGTATTTGAATCAAATTATTCTGGTGTTGACCAATTAGAAGCATTTAAGGTGCTAGGCTGGGAAGCTGGGTTGGAGTTGTCCGAAATGACAATGAATACCAACGAGAATTCAAGTAGTATTCTATTCACAATCAGCACTTCAGAAAACAGCTATGAAGATTACCCTTATTCAATCTTTTTAGAAACCGACTACCAAACCAGTAAGACAAGCTTTGATGCACTTTTTGCTTCAGTAGGATAATAAAATAACAATAAAAATAGCAAGAATAAAGCAGAAAAGTTAACCCCTTTATCTGCTTTTTTCAGTGCTTTTAACATCATTTCAAATGACCATTAAAGACATTTTAAAATTACCATTTCACCAAATGACCGAACCAAATAATTTGAAGGTGCTAGTGAAATTTTACACTGAAAAGTTAGGTAAAAATGTGTGTATTTCTTGCCGTGGTAGCTTAAATGAAATGATATTAAAATTAAAAAGACATTTCAATATGAGCAATTTTGAACTTAAAAATAATGCTTACTATCGACTTCAAAAAGGTGATAGCAGAACAATTAATAACAACATAATAACAGACCAATTAGCAATTCAATTCTTGAAAATAAATAAGAATAGAATTAAACTTTTTAGTAAATATCCTGAAAATTGGGAAGGTATGTTAAGCCTTGAAAATAAAGAGGTTAAAGAAGATGAAGTTATTGAGTTAACCCAAGATCAGGAAGCCCAAAAGAAGCATTTGATGAAGTACAAATTCAGTGAATTGCGTGAAAAATACCCAGAAGTTAAAGCTGAATTTGGTGGTAGTAAATCTTCATTTATTGACAGGATAATAACACAAAATCAAACCGAAAATGAATAGTGAAAATCCATTATAATGAAATAAAACATAATGTCTTAGATGTCCGTAAAAATTTAAGAAATGAATGCTTCAATTGGGGCTTAGATAATTTATACCCCAACACTTTAGAATATTTACTTAACGCCAGCGTTACCGCAAAAAATGCCGTTGATAAAAGCGCAAAAGCAATCATTGGTAAAGGTGTTGCGAATGGTCATGTTATAGTTAACAGCAAGGGGCAGACATTAAATGATGTAATACGAACTTCAGTACGTGAATATATTAAACACAATAACGCTTTTATTTGGCTTTCTTTCAATCTTTTAGGTGAAATAAGTGCCATTGAAAGTGTACCTTCCAAAAACGTGCGTGTTGGTAAGCGTGATGACGTTGATTATAGCGGTAAATACTTGGTTTACAGCAATTGGGATGGTCAAAATGGCAGGGTAGATACAAATGCAATCCAAATCGTTGACCGCTTCAATTTAAACCCAGAAATTATCAAATCACAAATTGAAAATGCTGGAGGTATTCAAAAATATAAAGGGCAAATTATTCACCTACAAAAATACTTCAATGAAATATATAGCTTGTCCGATGCCGATTGCATTTTGAACGACATGGTTTCAGAAATTCAAGCTTCAGAATTTAGACAAAAAGGTTCAAACGATGGCTTTCTAAATACTAAATTACTGGTAACCAAGCCATTTAACAGCCCAGAAGACAGACGAACATTTCTAAATAATTTGGATGCCGTAAGGGGAAGTAAAAATTCAAATAGTGTGATTTTACTGGAAAGCCCTGATGCATCTTCTGACCTTAATGAACAAATAAATCTTCAAGATTTAACCAGTGAACACAACGATGAACTGTTTAGATATTCAGAAAGTCAGGTTGAAAAAAATATAGCTAAAGCTTTTAACGTACCAATTTCATTAATCAACCCTTCAGATAGCGGAATTTTTGGCAATTCTGGTGAACTATATAAATCAATAATGCAAATAATGTGGCAAGAACGTGAGGAAGAAAGAATGAAAATTGAAGAAATATTCACCAACATTATGAATAATTATAAACATCCAATTTCTGGGCGTATAGACTTAATATCCAACCAAGTAAATGACCAATAATATACTATCACACCAAGACTTTGCAACCTATAAAAATATAGGTAATAACTACGATATAAGTAAGGTTGAACAATGCATTGAAGGTGGTTTAATCGATTTGAAAAAAACACTTGGTAATGGCTTTTATTTAGACCTTCAGAAAAACGCAAATGAAGCTGAATATAATGACTTAATTGAAGGTGCTGAATATGAAGATAAGAATGGTTATTTAATTCAACATGAGGGTGTTAAATCGCTTCTGGCTGACTATACATATAGCAGATATTTATATGAAATTAATAATTCTGTTACACCATTTGGGATGGTTCAAAAGCAATACCAAGACGGTGAAGCGGTTGATAGAAATATGATTAAAGATTTGGTAAGTCAAAACAACCAAGATGCAGCGCAAAAATGGCAAATGATTGAAGGTTATTTAAATCAAAATGTAAAAACATTTACGGTCTGGGCAAGACAAAATGAAAGTCACATTAATAACGATAACAATAGCTTCAACAATGTGAAATTCACATTCTTACCAAGCTCAAATAAACGACTTTAAGACATGCTTGAACTTATACCAATAATAGTTATAACACTAGATAGTTTAATCAAACTATTGCCATTTGTAGTGCCTATAGCTACCTTATATCTTGGGGCAAATAAGGATAAAATATTTGAAAAATTAAACTTAAAAGCGAAAGAAAAAGAGGTTGATTTATCTGCAACTGATGTGATTGAAAAGAATCTTCAGCTTTACCAAACGATGCTTGATGACTATGCAAAAAGAAAAGCAGCCGAAGATATTATTCAAGTGAAAAGAATAGAATGTTTAGAAGGTAAAATTGAAAAAGTTGGAAAAGAAAATTTTGAATTAAAAAGTGAAAAAAGTGAGCTAAAATATGAAAAAAGTGAACTTGAAATTACGGTTGAAAATTTAAAAAAACAAGTGGATAAGCTAACAGATATAGTTAACAAGTTAGGCGCACAACTAGCATACTATGAAGCACATAGTGAAGTGAAATTACCAGAAGATTTAAAGTGAAATCCTTAAATGATAGCGATTAATTATGAAGTAAATAGTAATTATTTTACCCTGAATAATAAGAAATTTTCAAGGGTATACCAGCCAGTTGAAATGGGTGAAGATAGCGTTGCAATTTACAACATTCACGACATAAAAAACCAGTTATTATCTATCACCAACTTTACTGAAATAAGTATAAACGGTGATTATTACGGTGATAGAGGTAGTCTAATGGCTGCACTTATTCCTGTTTTATATTCTGGTACAACTTATTCTGGTGGTGTTGGTGGCACTCCAATTAATTGGCAATCTAAAATTGACCAAAAAGAAGACGCATTTGATAAAAATAGCGCATTTAATAAGAATTTTGGGCAAACTGCTGGTGAAGTCGTTGAAGGAAATGATGTTAGGATAACCAGAGGACAAACGGCATTTAGTTGGGGTAACCACTCGAATGCTGGTTATCAAACTGAAGATTTTTCAAATTTAATGAGCTATGCAAATGATGAAGATGCCATTGCTGGTGGTGTTGCTGAAGGTTATTTATATTTTGATGAAAAAACAAAATTACTTCGCAGAGTTGGAACACCAACACAAGATTTATTGGCTTATACTTCTATCACTTCAACAAATGAAAACTCCGATAAACACCCAATTGCACAATTAAGAGATATAACAATAAATGAAACTATCACCAAGCTTCACCCCCTTGAATTACAAGGTAATAGATTATATTTAAGGTTTACACATGAAGATGGTGTTGACCAAGTAACAAATATTGATTTATCTGGACTAAATTTGACCGAAACTGGTATAACTAATGCCACTTATGATGCTTCAACCAATGTTATTACACTTGAAGAAAATGATGGTGATGTATGGCAAATAAATTTATCTGAATTTTCGATTTTAAATAACACCGATGTTGACGGTGTAACTACGCTTACTCAAGAGGGCGTTGTTAAATTAACTGTTAGCAGAGTAGGGCAAACTGGTGATTTTCATCACCTCCATAACACTAACCATTTAGAGAGTAAAGAAGGTGCACAACAAAAGGCTGACCAAGCTGAAACGAATGCAATTAATAATATACGTGAAGATGGGTTTGTTGGTCAGCAAAAATTAAATTTCGGAAATGCTTTTATTAAAGGTCTAGATACTAGTGATACTGATATAAACACACTAATAGGTGGTACCGATAATGGTTTATACTTCAAATCAACATCTTCAGGTAAGTTTGTGTTTAAATTAGATGGTAATGGGAATGATGATGGGTTTTATATCGTTAACACACCTAATACAATTACTAATAATAAAGATGCACAAGAAATTATTTTCAATCTTACTAAAGATGGTATTTTAAATACCCCAACCATAGTATCAACAAAAGCATCAATTGGTGGTATTGATATTAATGAGTACCCAGATGGTGCAATTATTGAATCACCTAATTGGAATAGTATATCAATTGGTTTAAAAGCAAACGCAGTTAATGATGTATTTAAAATTATTAGTAGAGACTTAGCTGATGCTACCGATAGAAATGCTCCTTATAAAAACACACTTTTTAGTGTTGACCCAAATGCTAAAGTTATTATAGGAAAAGATAATAAAATAACATTAAATGATGGTTTTCAAAAAGATTTAGTAATTGATGATGGTAGTACTAATAACGTTGGTATAAGAATTAGGGCAAGTAATGGTGATCGAGACATATTATATTCATTAAGTACTGGTGGTTTTAGAATTAAATCTTATGGTCGTTATAGTAATATATTAACTTTTGAAAGTAGTACAAATGATACAAAAATTATTTTAAATTTTAGTACTGGTGATATACAAGCAGGTAGTTTAAGTTTAGGTATTAGTAAAATAATTAGCGATACATTCGGGTTAAAATTATTCAGTGATACTAATATGAGATTTTTTATCGATAATGATAATTCATATCATTTAAATTATTTTGGTTGGTATACAAATCAAGATGATTCAGACCCATTAATGTATCTTCATGAGTCTGGACGACTAACAGTTAAAAGAACAATAGAAACTGAGGGTGTAATATTAATTGGTGGAACTGGTCAAAATATCTTGCTAGATGACGGCACTACAAAACCGTTATCTGAATTAGGTAATAATGACTTTGTAACCAATGGTAATTTCAGTGACGGAAAAATTACATTAAATAGGGGTGAATTAAGTGATATAACTTTTGATATTGGTGATTATTATGCATTAAATGATCACAACCATGATAGCACTTATTTGAATCGAAATTTGGGTGTGATGCGTGGTGATTTAATTTTTGATAAAAATTTTGATAACCCAGAAATTGCGTTTAAAAAAGATGGCTTAACACACGCAAAAATTCAATCATTAGATAATTATATGTTATGGTTAAAAAGTGAAGGTGATTTTGGTTTAACAATTGATTCCAATAATGATTATGCTTATGGTCGTTTTCTGATTAATTTTAATACGGGTAGTTCACCAACGACCAAAAATTCAACTTTTTACATTCAAGAGGACGGCTATGCATATATCACTAATGGCTATAAAATAATTGGTGGAACTGGTGATAAAGTATTATTAGATAATGGTACAACTAAATTATTATCTGAATTAGTTGGTGGTGGCACTTCAGATGGTAATGACTATGTAACCAATGGTAATTTCAGTGATGGAACGGTAACCCTGAATAGAGGTAATTTAAGTGATGTAACATTTAGCATTGGTAATTACTATGCATTGAATAATCATAACCATGATAGTGAATATGCAGCAAAAGTTCACTACCACGATGATAGATATGCTAAGTTAACTGGTGCTAATTTTAGTGGTAATATTTATGCTCCAAAGTTTTATGAAACTTCTTTAAGAAAATTAAAGACCAATATTAAAGATTTTGACGGAAATGCCCTTGCATTGGTGGAAAAGTTAAGCATTGTAAGTTTTGATAGAAAAGATACCAATGCCAATAACCAGATAGGGGTAATTGCTGAAGATACACCTAAAGAATTTTTAAGCGAAAAAGGTGATGCAGTAAATTTATATAATACATTATTTATACAAGCTAAAGCAATTCAGGAACTAAAAAATGAAATAACAGAATTGAAGAAAATGATAAATAATGGCTAGGGAGTACGGGGCTTTAATCACTTTTAGTGATCTGCAATATATGATAGATAATGAGGGGTATACACAGATAATGCCTTTACCGAATGACCCCACCAAAATCTTGACTAAAGCGCAAATAATGCAATATGTGAGAATAATATATACGAATGACCACCCTTTATATACTGACTATTTAAGTGTTAATTGCCCCCCATATCATTTGTTGGAAGCAGCCAGAGCACCAGCACCACCACCATTTGTAATAACAGATGTTAATAACAATGGTTTTACCATTAATTGGGATGAAGTTGAGTATGCTAATTACTATTTAATACGGTTTAAAAAAGCATTAGATTCAGCTTGGACAATTATACGTGAAACACAAATAACAGGTACAAGCCATCTTTTTGATTGGTTAGATGGTGATACATTATATGAAGTTACTGTTTGGGCAGTTGGTGATGATGGTAACGGTCAAGGTGAACCTAAAGAAGTAAGAACTACACTAAGTTTACCAACGCCAGTAACTAATTTGAATTTCATCAATATAACCGAAACACAGTCAGTGCTACGTTGGACTAATGGTACAAATGCTGATTCATTGGTGATTTATTATAAGCGTTCGATTGATTCAACCTGGATACTCAATGAAACTAGAGAAAGTCATTTTTCGTTTAGCATATTAAATAATTTGACAAAAAATACTTCTTATGATGTAAGAATTGAGAGTATAAATGCTTATGGTGGCGTGTATAGTAATATAGCTTCATTTACTACAATAGCATTACCAACCCCAGCAACGAATTTAAATACATCAAATGTTGGTGAAACTTCATTCGATTTATCATGGACCGTTGGTAATTTTGTCGATAGTCAAGAAATTTATTATAAGGTAAGTAGTGATGAAAATTTCATTCTTTTTGATACTGTTAATAACTTGGTCAATAATATTACAATTGATGGACTAAGCTTATTGACAACATATCAAATAAAAATTAATAGTATTAATCAATATGGTAATTACGAAAGTGCAACTATCAGTGAATATATTGAAGCCTTGACCCCAACCCCAGCAACGAATTTAACAGCAACCAATGTTGATGAAACTTCATTCGATTTTGATTGGACGGCTGGAAATAACGTTGATTACCAAGAAATATATTATAAAGAAATTAGTGATGCTAATTATACATTATTTGCGGTAGCTGATTCTGTTATTACTTCAGCAATCTTTACGAATTTAAATTCTGGTAGAACTTATCAAATTCGAATAGATAGTATCAATGGTGATAAAGTAGCGATTAGTGATGTATATGAAGTTACTACAGTAGTAGAAGAACTTGACGTACCACCCGAAGTTTTACCAGAGTATGAAATTACAGGAGCTTGGGAATTCACAGATAAAGGTGCAATTGGTGACGCCCATAATGGCAACACCAGAGTTTATTATAAAGATTCTTTTCCATCTTCAGCATTGTGGACATATAAAAATGGTGGTTATGGTCTTCGGGTAGATTGGGAAGATAGCCAGAATTGTGGGGGTGATAATTCAAATACGCAATATGCCACCGCAATATGTCAGATAACGGTAAATAAACCAATTAAAATTTATATCAATTGGAAAGGTATAGGGGAATTGGAAAGTGCTAATTACGATAAAATGACCGTCATGGTAGATGATATAGAATTTGGAAATGCCCATGCTGCTGGAGGTGGTCTTGGTTGCCAAATGGGTGATGTGGTATCTGTAAATAATTACCCAAATGGTTTAGCTTTGGATGTTGGTACATATTTTATTAGAATAGATGCTACAACGGCTGACCCCAATTACCACACTGGTAGTTATTATGAATTTTTAATAAGTAATCAACCAGTAACAGATTTTTAAAATAACGTAAAAGAAAATGAATATGAATAGTGCGAATAAGTGAAAAAGGATTAAACCATTTGAAAAAAAGTGAGGGGTGGAGAAATTCACCTTATTATGATTCTGCTGGTGTTGCCACAATTGGTTATGGCTTCACATTTTACCCAAATAATCAGCCTGTAAAAATGACTGATTCACCAATTACACTTACCCAAGGTGAAAACATGTTGAAACTTATTATTAGACCCTTTGAGAAGTGGGTAACAAAACTGGTCACTTCACCATTATCACAACACCAATTTGATGCATTAGTATCATTCTGCTATAACGTTGGTCAAGGCAATTTTGGTGAAAGTACACTTCTTAAAAAGGTAAATATTAACCCAAATGGTAACACAATTCAAGACGAGTTTAAGAGGTGGGTATATGCTGGTGGGAAAAAATCTAAAGGCTTGAAGAAACGTAGGAATAAAGAAGCCTATTTATATGAAAATGGTTATTAAAATATGGCAGTAAAATGTAGGTCAGAGTATCAAAAACAATTGATAGATGCTTATTACAGTTGTTTTGACAACATAACAGCATATATGCTGGTAAATGGCATAAAAAAACGACCAAAACAAGGTAGTGGGAAGTACCAAAGTCACAGCACTTGTACAATATATGCCCGAAATCAAAACCCAGAATATTGCAAATATGTAGAAAGAAAGATGGAAAAAAAATATGATAAAATGAGAGATAAACTGGTTAACCAGTTGGAGGATGTAAGTATAACTTATTTCAAGCTTATGCAATTAGCAATGCAAGATGAACTAACCGATGAAGACAAGGCGAAATTCAACCGATTAAAGCAGATAATTACAACCAGAGATTTAAACCAGTCCGTTGATACAATTGCCAAGTTAACTGGTAGTTATGAGAGCCAAAAGGTTGAAGTAAGTAATACTTTTAAGGTGAGTTTTGGGGGTGCTGCAAAAATTGAGGAAAATACAAAAGATGTCATTGACGTAACGCCAGATCAGGAAGGTGAAGATGATGAAGATTTTTAAATAAAAACTTCAACAATTACTGACATTCACACTACTTATATATATACAATGTATATATGAGTAAGGAAAAATTAATAATCGTTAGGAGTGATGAAATTTTTAAAACTAAAGTAACCCAATATGCTGAAAGTTTAGGGTTAACCGTTAGTGCTTTAATTCGCATGCTTTTAATTGAAAAAATGAAAGAAGATGAGAAGTAATAAGTGGACGTTCAATTATATACACCATATAGTAAACAGCTTCAAGTACATAATTCTTGTGATAATCTAAGTTATCTATTCACCACCGTGAATGCCAGCCGTCAAACTGGTAAAACAACACTTGCTATGCAGCAGGTTATAAAGTGGGGTTTGGAGCATTCAGATGCCGTTATTATGTGGGTATCACCGACTTATGCCCAAACTATAAAAGTCTATAAAAATCTAATAAAAGCCGTTGGTGAAGCCCCATTTGTAGCAAGCTATAGGCAAACTAGTGGTGATACTGAAATTATCTTCACCAATGGTAGTGTAATTAAATTTAAATCAGCGCACAGTGAAGACAACCTTAGAGGTGAAACCGTTAATTTCATGATCATTGATGAAGCTGCCTTTGTAAAAGAATCTACATTCTTAGAAATCTTACTACCAATGTTAAACGTTGCTGGTAAGAAATGCTTGGTAATAAGCACACCAAAAGGAAAAAATAACTGGTTTTTTCATCATTTCCAAAGGGGTAAAAAAGGGGAAAAAGGTTATAAAAGTTTTAGTTTCAATTGCCATGATAACCCTTATGCAAACAAGGCTATTATTGCCATTGCGAAAAAGAACATGCCTAAAGCAATGTTTGACCAAGAATATTTGGCAATGTTCGTTGATGCAAGTTCTGTTATTGAAAATATTGAAGATTGCTGCAATGGTCAAATGCAATGGTTACCAACTGAAGGTAAGACCTATTTTGCTGGAATCGATTTAGCCCTTAAGGACGATTACACCGTTTTTTCAGTTGTAGATGCCGATGGTAACCTAGTGTATTTTGACCGCTTCAACCAAGTCACAGCACCACAACTTAAAGAAAGACTTATTACCAACCTAAATGCTTGGAAGCCAGCAAATACATTATTTGAGGTAAATAATATGGGGCAAGTAATATTTGATGACCTGAAGAACATTTATAAAATAAGGAATATTCAACCTTGGAACACCAGTTATACAAGCAAAAATGACATTATAACCAAGTTAATTAACGCCTTTTCTAGCAAAGAAATTACTTGCCCAAATGATGAGAATTTGAAGGGTGAACTTGAAACTTTTGAAATGGTTGTTACCCCAAGTGGTAAGGTTACTTATAGGGCTACTTCTGGTTACCATGATGACATAGTTATGAGTTTAGCAATTGCCCGACAAGCGCAATTATACGCTGGGAATAATCAATTCAATTTAAAATTTGTCAACTACTAATGGAAGAAATTAAAAATTATACTTTAAAAGAATTTCTTCAGCAGTCACCACAATTAATTGAAGAGTACAGCAAGCTATTAAAACATTTAGAGCCAATTGAAACTAAGAAGCATATAACAGAGCTGACATTTAATGAAGTTGATGAAATTAAACAGAATTTCGGCAATGAAGACTATTTACCAACTATTTATAAGTGTATGCATGATGTAAATGAAGATGAATTTCTTAAAATGAAAATCACTGAATTTTATGCATTACTCAATAGTATAACCAAGCAATTAGAAAACCTTATAGCACTGGAAGAAAGGGAGTTAACACCCAAACATTCTGACCCTAAATGGGAGTTGGTAGAAGGTTCAAAAAGGTTAAGTAAAATGGGTGCAATTGCAACAATTGATTCACTAGCAAATGGTGACATTCTGAAGTGGCAAAAGGTAATTGAATTACCATATATAACCGTATTCAATAAGTTAAGATTAGACCGCATTAAGTCTGATATTCAAGGGGATATGGAGAAAATAAAAACTAAAAATAATAGTGTATAACGAACTAAAAATAATAAGTGAAACAAATGACTTTGAATTTATTTATGCCAGAAGGGATTTTCAAAATTTAAATAGGGGAAATGCCGATTTAGATAAGATTTTTCTATTTCTCGACCCCATAAAATCAAACAACCAATTTGATGAATATAGTAACCTTTTAAGCACTTCTTATAACGGCACTTTTATGCTGGTCAAGCAAAGTAAATTTGCAGATGACTACCAACATAAATTTGAAGAAATAATAAGACCACTTTTAGAACAAAAATTAAAGATAATTACAGATTCATTAGCCTGTACAGATTTGGTCATTGATAGCTGGAACACCACCGAAATAATAAACCTTTTCAATCAAAATTTTGATGGGGTAATAGTTAGTTATTCAATCACCCATGAACAATAGTAATGAAATAATTAAACAAGAAATTGATTTAATTATTGAAGATATTTTAACCATGTATGAAGATAGTGGTAAAAAGACTTCAGGGCAATTTGGGGAAGGTCTGGAAGCCGTTTTTTCCAACAATGGCAATACAGTTCAATTGTGGGGTTACGGCTATCTGGCAGGACGTAAGGCAGGAAAAATGCCACCAGTTAAAGCGATTGAAACTTGGGTAATAAATAAGGGGCTGGCAGCTTCAGCAAATGCAAGCGGTCTTGCATGGGCAATAGCCAAAAAAATAGCAGCAGAGGGAACAAAAAAAGAAAATCATTTACCCATTTATGACCGCATAATTACACCCCAACGAATTGATGCAATCATTGAAAAAGTAATTCAGTTCAATGTTGATCTATTCATCAATGAAATAACAGTAGAGTTTAAAAAATTGACAAGTAATATATGATTAACATAACAAAAGAACCGACACCATTTTACCCAGCTTATAATGATAGTTATATATCATTTAACACAACATACAACAATGATAATAAGGCGGTTTTAAAAATAGAAAACCTGCCATATACTTTTACGATTTATCCCAATATACAAGGTAATTACTTGTTTAATTTAAAACATATAGCCACATCAATTGGTAACACTAATAAATTTTTAGACACAATAAACCCAAATTATGAGGGCTGGGGATTTGCGGATGAAAATTTAACCTTTGAATTTAATTTAATTATTGAAGTATATGGTGATAGCAGCAGTGAAAGTATAACCAACACTTATAGCTTTACCAGGGGAGTAAAACAATATGGAGATAAACTATATTCTAACCCATATCAATTGCTATTACCATCAAATGACGGTGTAAATTATTATGTAAGATATTTTGAAGGTTTTCCTTTTGATATACAATTTAGATATATCAATTACGGTGACTTTTTAACCTTTTATAATAAAAGAACAACCGATACTTCACCAGCGTTTGAAACTACTGATGACCACCCCTACAGAATATTTTTTGATAAGGGCAATACAAGTTGGAATAGTACCAATTTTATGGATTTGCCAGACCTTTTAAATAGGGTAGATGTAAAGGTAAATGATAACGTTAAGACTTCAATTGATATAAGAAAAGAAGCTGGCAGATGTGGTGTGTATTTGAAATGGCTAAACGCTGAAGGTGGTTATAGTTATTGGTTATTTAATAGCGAAAGGAAAGAGACTTATTCAGGTAGTGAAATAGATAGAATGGGTACTAATTTTTTTGAAAATATATATGATAATAATCGGGGTTTATCCTTACCAACTGGTAAAGAAGGTAGCACCGAAATTGAGCTTAAAACCCTTGCAACTGCTGAAGAAATAAGACATTTAAAAAGTTTAATTACATCACCAATGGTTGTGATGTTTTCTGAGTTTGAACCGTATTCAATAGGTGATTGGATAGATGTTAAAGTGACCACCAGAAATATCAATTATAGCAGCAAGCGCACCAGAAATCAGGTAACTATAAATATAGAATTACCAGAAATTCAAACACAAAAATATTAATGCATATTGAAGAACTTAGAATATCAAATCAACTGGTTGATATTATACCAAATACAATCAATCGTACCCTTCAAATAAATGATTTGGGTAGTGCTTCTGACCGTCAAAGTAATTATTCAAATACGGTTAAATTACCTATGACTGACCGCAATAAACTAATCTTTGAATTTCTTGGTGTAATTGGTAACACTAGCCGTGCGCCTTATAAGGAATTACCTTGTAGTTACAGCGTTAATGGAATACCACTTATTATTAATGGTTTAGCGGTAATAGAAGCCACCAGTGATGTTTATGAAGTGGTGATTTATGATGGTCTTATTGATTTGTCTGAACGGTTGAAAGGCAAGACAATAAGTGATTTAAATTATTCAGATTTAAACCATTTTTTGAACGTTCCGAACTTCACCAATTCATTTAATAACACCGAAGGTTACATTTATGCACTTGGTGATTTTGGTATAAGTAGATATGGTATAAGGCTTGAAAGACAAGTACCAAGTTTATTTACTCATACTGTATGGGATAAGATTTTTAAAGAGGTTAATGTAAATTATTATGGTGAATTTTTTAATGAAAATGAAGATTTTAAAACAGAAGTAATTACACCGCCATTAGGTTATGAAGTGCAAGATATTGAACCAAATTACACCAACATAGGTAAATATCAAACTGATAGTGCTAACGTTTACCAGAGGTCAAACGATTTTATTTTTCAAGCCGATTATGATTTTAGTTACAATACAGTTATAACCAATGATTATTTAAGTTTTGGGCAAAATGGTGAAATTACATTTCTTCAGGCTGGTAGATATCATTTATTAATTGATTTAAATTATACGAGTAACCAAGGGTATAACTTATTTCAAGCACTTTTAAACACCACCAGAATAATTAAATCATTTCCATTGGATGGTTACCAACAATCGACCACTATAGATTTAACAGTTAGTGTAAATGCTGGTGATACAATTAGATTTAAAATTTGTGGTACAAACACAGGTTACAATTCTTCACCAGAAAATATAAACGGAGGTGAAAACACTATTGATAACCAATATTTTGTGAATTATTCCGCAAGTGCTGAAGTGCAATTTAATTTGGTTACAGGGGGATTTTTAATTGACTTCAATGAAATAATGGGTGATACCCCACAAATTGATATTATAAAGGATATAATGCAACGCTATGGGCTTGTGCTAAAGCCTATTAAGGGGAGTAATGATTATACTTTTATTCAATTTGAAGAACTACTTAATGCAAGATCAAATGCTGAAGATTGGTCTGAAAAATTAGTTAGTATAAATAAGGAAAGTTATGGGGTGAAATATGCCCAAGAAAATACAGCCAAATATTCTTATGCTGAAGAAATAAAAATACCAAGTCACGATGGTAGTTTAATTATGGATAACAGCAATGCAGATGCTACAAAAACATTATTTGGTAGTATATACACTATACCATATAGCCTAAGAAATTATTTCGGTGAACCGCTTTATTTGGTTGAAGTATGGGAAGAAAAGGATGAAGATGGGAAAACCATAATTCAACCCAAAGAAGCAGACATTTCAACCTTTAGAATAAAATATATAGAAAATCGAAATTTGCATGCTTCATTTTTCGATGATTCAACTGCTGTAACATATACTGGTGAAATACCTTTTTTATCATTAGAGAATATGGAAATGCAATATTTCCTCAATGTTTATTATAAGGCTTATGGGCTGGCAATTAACACATTTAAAGAGGTTGAAGCAACCGCATATTTAAATGAAGTTGATATCTATAATTTAGATTTTTTCAGATTAAAATATCTGCAACAAACTGGCAAATATTATTATTTAAATAATGTACAGTATAAGGCAGGAAATGAAGTTAGCAAGGTTAAATTAATTGAGTTAAATGAATTCAGTGAAAATCAACCACCTTCATCAATTGGTGATTATACATATACAATGAATTACACCGATGAAAGAAATTTAGCTATTGAATATTTCACAGAATATGCCACACCAGAATTAAGCGACCCTGAAAATGACAACCCATATTCAATAAAGTTTAATAGCGGAAAAAACCCAGATATAAAACTTTATAACAATGGTGTTGAAGTAATTGAAGGACAAGACATACTTATAAGTAATTATGATTTGGTTGTAAAAGATATGGGTAATTTAACCAATGCCCATAGTGCAACATTTGAATATCAAATTGCGGATAGTGGAAGTCAGAAATATGGTAATGCGGTGGGTAAATTTACTGTAAAGGTTAGAAAATATAATAATACAGCACCAGTGGCAAATGCTGGGGATGATGTTGATGTAACGATATTTAGTGGGCAAGAACAAACACCACCATTTTTTGCAAGCCTGAATGCATCAAATAGTACCGATGATACAACTATTGTAAGTTTACGGTGGTCAATTATTCAAGCCCCAAGTGGCCATACATGTAGTATTGAAAACGATTCAAGCAGTAATACATATTTACTAATTCCTAACGATTTTAGGAATGGGGGAAATTACACGATTCAATTAACAGTTACCGATGAATTTGGTGCAACCGATACCGATACAATGACGGTTAATGTATTTGACCACACAAATGAAATACCAAGCGAATAAGCTAATAACACAATAAATAAAGAATTATGAGAATTGGCAGAAAAAATAAAAATAGCCGAGTTAAGTTTAGACCCGAAAAAATTACTTAGTGAATTAGAGAAAACAAAAAAATCAGTTGATGAACTGGCAGCAAAGCAAAAGGTTTTAAAAGCTGCTGGCGATACAACTAGCAAGACTTTCATTCAAAATGAAGCTAATTTAAAAAGCTTAAAAACTGAATATAATTCACAACTTAAAACACTTCAACAAGTTGAAAATGGTAATCGAGATCTAAATAATCTTCTTAACCAAGAAATTAAAAGTCTTGCAGCAGCCGAGACAAATAATAAAAAGCTTAGGCAAGCCAGAGCAAATTTAAATCTAGCTACAGAAGAAGGAAAAAAAGCCCTTCAAGAAATCAACAAGCAAATTGATGCGAATACTGATTTTATGAAGGAAAACCAAGACCAGCAAGTTCAGCTAAAAATGAATATCGGCAATTACAAAGATGATATTCTTGAAGCTACTGGTCTTCAAAGGGCTTATACCGTTTCAACCAAAACATTAACCACAGCACAAAGTGTAATGAATGTTGTGGTAGGTAAATCAACTGGGGCAATGAAAGCCTTTAGAATTGCCTTAGCAAGTACTGGTATTGGTGCAATTGTACTGGTTTTAGGTTCCTTAATAACTTACTTAACCAGCACCCAAGATGGTATTAATAAAGTTAACCGTGTGCTTACACCACTAGGTGAAATCTTCAATAGTCTTCTAGGTGTTGTACAGGATTTTGGAAAAGCAATTTTTGAAGCTTTTTCAAATCCTAAGCAGTTAATAAGTGACATTGGAACTGCAATAAAAACCAACCTTATCAACCGATTCACGGCACTTGGAAAAATTGTTGATTCCTTTTTATCTGGTGATTGGTCAGGTGTTGGTGATGGTGTGCTACAAGCTGCAACAGGGGTTGAAAACCTAACCGATAAAGTAAAAAATATTGGTAAACAAACCTCAGATTTTTTTGCAACTGCAATTAAAAGAGGTAATGAAATTCAACGTATAACTGAAGAACTAAGCAGGGGCGAAGCTGAATATGTAAAAGCACAAGGACAATTAAGACAGGAATTCAAAGAACAGAACCGATTAGCAGAAGATCAAACCAAAAGTCAAGCTGAAAGAGAAGCAGCAGCCAGAAGGTCAATTGAAATTCAAGAACAAATTTCAAAGAATGCTACCAACCGTCTAAAATTGGAAGCTGACCTTATACGTCTTCAGCAACAAGCAAATGATACAAGTGATGCAGAAGCAACCCAACTGGCTGAAAAGCTGGCACAAATAAATGATGCAGTTGCAGCAGAAGAAGAAGCAATCACAACCCAACAAAATAAGCTTAATAGTATTGTTAAAGCTGGTTATGATGCTAGAAAAAAGATAAGGGATGAAGCCATTCAAAGCAATCTCACAAAGCTTGAAGAAGAGTATGCATTATACCAAGAGCAACAAAGACTTAAGAATACTTCAGATGAAGAAAGAATTGCCCAAATGCGTGCCAATGCGGATAAGGAACAAGAAATTCTTGACTATAAGTTAAAAAATAAATTAATATCTGAAACAGAGTATGCAACCGCTTCATTAAAATTACAAAATGATATAAGGGAAAAGCAAGCGCAAATGGCAGAAGCCGACCTTGCAAGGGTTGAAGCTTTTAATGAACGTAAGCAAGCACTAGAAAATGAATTATATCTTAATAATCTAGCCAGTGATGAAGAAAGGGAACTTAAGAAATTAGACATTGAAAGGGAGCGAGAGGAAGCGGAACTGGAAAGAATGCAGCTATCAGCCGAAAGAAAAGCTGAATTGCAAAAACTTCTTGATGCAAAATATAATCAGGAATACACCGCCACCCAAAAGAAGTGGGATGAACAAAGATTAGCCGATGAAAAGAAGCGTGATGAAATTGCCCTTCAACATAAAAGAGACATTGCAAATGCAAGATTTTCAATTGCAGC